GGGTTAGTGAGAATGAGAATGAGAATGAGAATGAGAATGGTGTGTGTGAAAATAACACGCACACGCACGAAGATATTTTTCAAAAATTCAAAATTCAGTGTGAAAAGGTCGCACCTCTTGCTCTCGCTTTCAAAGAGCCTCTAACGGTAGAGCAATTCGCTACGCTCTACGACACTTACGGTTGGCAGAAAATAGCGCAGTGCGCAACGGAATTACACAATAAAGAGGCGTGTTACCATAACCGGAGAGCCTATACAGCGTGGAAGGCGTTTATGGCAAAAATCAAATAAAACTTGCAGATTTTTCAAAAACTTTCAAAAACTTTTAAATATGAAAAAAGGAGAATTTGCAATTTTTGTAACAATGTGCGTATTAAGCATTGTGTTTGTGTGTATTGGTTTAACTATGCAAGGCTTGCACTTGTCAGCCGTAGCCGTAGTATTCGCAATAGGTTGCGCTATATTGCGCATCTTGGAGGAACTGCGAAGTATCAAGCAGTTGCTGGTGCTTAAAACAATCGGAGATATTGCGAAGGGTATCGGGCAAGTTGGCGGAACGGCAGTAACAGCTGCGCAATTTGCGGAAACAGCAAAGAGTGTAGTCGATGCAATCAAGAACCCTTCGGGATGTCAAACAAGCAAGGTAGATGCAACATTTGCACCGAAGGAGGAAACAACGGCAGAGCAACCGGACAACAAAGAGTAGTAACCAAGTAGGCGAGGTCTAACCGCCTCGCCTACGAAAACCAACAACGATGAGAGAGATTAAATTCAGAGGGAAAAGCTTTGATACTGGCGAGTGGGTATATGGCGATTACCACAAACGAGCAGGAGGAGTACATTGCATTATCAAGATGGAGCCAGATGAAAATGGGAAAGTTGTTTATGTCGTTCATCAAGCTACTCCCGACACCATCGGTCAGTTTACAGGACTACTTGACAAGAACGGCAAGGAAATTTACGAGGGGGATATAATACGAGGAAACTGCGGTCATGGAGAAGTCCGTCATCTTATTTCTTTTTACGATATGACAGCCTCGTTTGTTGCAGAAATACTGCCTGATAACGACATAAATGATTACTGCACAGTGAGCCAAATATGGATATTGAAGTACAGCAAAGAGGTCCTCGGCAACATTCACGACAACCCCGAACTATTAAACGAGTAAGGATATGAAAACACTATACTTGCCACTCAAAAAGGAGTGGTAAGAAATGATGGAAAGCGGTGTTAAGACAGAGGAGTACCGAGAGATTAAGCCGTATTGGATAAAGCGATTATGTGATAGTTGGGTAAGTGGAGATACTTATATAGACTGCTTTAATCATTGCTGTATGAATTGCATTCAAACAAGACTCTTCGAGAGTTTTCAATTTGAGGTAGTCAAGTTCTCTTACGGCTACACTAAGCGTGCGATGACTTTTGAGTGTAAGGGTATAACTATCGGCAAAGGTCACAAAGAGTGGGGCGCACCCGATAACGATGTATTTATTATCAAACTTGGAAAAAGAATTTAACTATGCGAAAGAACAAAGTAAGTGGCTGTTTGAATTGTCCGTATTGAATGGAGCAAACCCATCTGACAATAGACAACAAAGAAGTTGTGTTGAAGAAGATTTGCCAGCATCCTTCTTTTGGGGCGCACAATGTAGCACCTCAAATTCCACTTCAATATATTACTGATTTGGATAGTGGAATAGAACACAAGAAGTGTTTCGAGGAGTATATGCCTAATTGGTGTCCTCTGGAATATGATGGATTAGTCTGTGTTTCACAACCGATTAAAAGTTTGTAGTTATGGCAAAAGAAGTAGTCATTGTGCTATCATATTTTGGGATAGCATTTATCTTCGCCTTGTGCGTATTTGCCTACCAATGCTATGAGTACAAGAAAAGTGGAACGATGTTAAGGTGGGAGTATTGGTACGATATTGAGAAGGGGAGCTTATTGTTTTGGGCGTCTGCCTTATTCCCATTGACGATTATTCTGGGCATCTGCTACATACCATTCTGGTTGATTAAGAAACGATTTAATGTAGAAAAGTAACTATGAAACAATACACAACACCAGAACAAACCGCCAAGCTGATTGAGCTGGGGTTTGCAAGACCAAGAATAGCAGCACCGGGACTCAAATGGGAGGATGGGGTGCCAACAATTTATCCACAATACACTATTGGAGAGTTGATTAAGATACTGCCCGAGAATGTAGCGAAAGAAAACGAAATGCCCTCGACATTGAATATAAGTTTGATGAATGGCGAGTGGTGCGTACAGTATGCCGACTTCTTGGGTACTGACTTTGAGTTCTGCAACACAGAACTCATTGATGCACTCTACGATATGTGTGTCAAACTAAAAGAGAAGGGAGTGATATGAGCGACAAAGTTACAACATCAGTAGAAGTGCAGATGCAGAGTGCCACTGCACAAGGTCTTGTTCCGTTGATGACGACAAGCGATGGAGAGATTATATTTTTCAAGCCCAAAGGAGCGAATCCGAGCGATATGCGTGCAAAAATAGTCGATTGCTACAAGTGTAGCGATTGTGGCAGGCAGTTGATGTTCAGCAAAGGAATGTCGCATATTGTTTGCCCTGCTTGCGGAAGTGAGAACTTGGAGCGTACAACAATGGGTGAAATGCTAAATAAGACGATTACAGTAAATTTGACAAATGAGGACAATTAAACCCACCACCAAGACGAGAAAAGCGAAAAGAGGGGGCAAGAATGCGCAAAAACAGCCCAAATACGATGCGTTCTGCCTCCTCCTACGCCAACACCTCGGCGTGGAGGTAGTGGCGGAGCATCGCTTCCACCCAACCCGAATGTGGCGTTTCGACTATGCCATACCCTCGCACCGCATCGCCATAGAGATAGATGGCGGAGTGTGGATAGAGGGCAGGCACAACCGACCAAAGGGCTACATCGCAGACCTCGACAAGTTCAACAATGCAGCTGCGCTCGGCTGGCGAGTGCTGAAATTCACGCCACAGCAACAGTTCACGATGAAGGCTCTGCGACTTATTCAGGCAACGATAAAGGGCGAAGATGAAAATAAAAGCACGAAATAGCGATGCGAGAATTATTGATATATTTTGCGATTGTAGTCTTGGTGGGAATTATCATTGCGTTACTCTTTTTGCTTTGGGTTGTATATAAACACGGAGGAGGCAATACAATAGGAACGATACCGCCCGAAAGACCGAAAAAGAGAGCCGAATAATTTTTTTTGCGTGAGTGCGTAGAAAATACGCACTTGCGCATTATCTTTGCAGTGTAAATCAAAAACATAAACGGCAGATATGAACGCAGTAAACCTACCTATCGCACAAATCGTGTGCAACGAGGGGCAAGTGCCTGGACTACCTCGCAACCCTCGATACATCGAAGAAAAAAGACTCGAAGAATTAAAGGATAGCCTGACACGCCATTCGGAGATGCTTGACCTCCGACCACTTATTGTTTACCCATACAAAGATGAATATGTGGTTATTGGCGGAAATATGCGCTTACTCGGTGCAAAGGAACTCGGCTTTACCGAATTACCCTGCTTGGTGCTGAAAGAGGACACGCCTATCGACAAGTTGGTAGCATACATCTTGCAGGATAACCACGAATACGGAAAGAACGACTACGACATACTCGCAAACGAGTTCAAAGATGAGTGGTTAAAATTGGAGCATTTCGATTTCGGCAACTTCTTCGAGGAGGAGAATGGCGATGGCACAAGCGATGGCGACAAAGATAGCAGAAAAGCAGAGGAGGACAACTTCGATGAAGATATGGAGCCTGTCGTCTGCCGTTGCAAGCGTGGCGAGGTATGGCAACTCGGCAACCACCGAGTAATGTGTGGCGATAGCACCTCCGCAGAAGATGTAGAAAAATTGAGGGGGGGGGTATTGGCTGATATGGTATTTACTGACCCTCCTTATGGCGTGAGTATTGGCGATAAGAACGCAGCACTTAACAGCGTCCAGAAGGCTGGACGCTGTACAACAAACATCGAAAACGATACTTTGAGTGCAGATGCTCTTTACCCGATATTAGTTAAAGCGATGACGAATGCGAGGTTGAGTTGTAAGGAAGATGCTTCGTATTATGTAACATCGCCACAAGGAGGAGAACTCGGCTTGATGAGGATGATGATGAAGGATGCAGGTTTGCCAGTGCGCCATATGTTGATATGGGAGAAGAACTGCGCCACATTCTCATTAGGTCGATTAGATTACGATTATCAACACGAGCCGATATTCTACACTTGGACAAAGAAGCATCACAACTACCGCAATGGTGAGTATAGAACAACGATATGGAAGTACGACAAACCTCGCAAGTGCGACTTGCACCCAACAATGAAACCAGTTGCGCTTGTTGCTAACGCAATGCTCGATGCAACAAAGGAGGGAGATGTAGTGCTTGACTTGTTTGGCGGTAGCGGAACAACGCTTATCGCTGCCGAGAAGAAGAATAGAAAGGCAATGCTTATGGAGCTTGATCCTCACTATTGCGATGTAATTATTGCACGATGGGAGAAGCTCACAGGACAAACAGCAGTAAAGATTGCAGAATAAACAATATAGCCTATGGCAAAATTCAACAAAGAGAAGTTATCGCAATGCGTTGAATGGGTAGAGCAAAATGGACTTTACCCACAGCGTTGCGGTGCGCCACTCAAAGACTTCTGCTCCGCAATGGGGATAACCGAGCCGACATATAGGAGTTGGTTGAAATTTTCGGAATTTGCGGAAGCCATCGCACACGCACGAGATGTGTTCGCAGAGCAGACAGTGGTCGAGGTTGTGAATGCCCTCAAAAAGAAGGCTCTCGGTTGCGAGTATGTGGAGAAGCGAGTGAAGAAGGCACCACGCAAGATTGTAACCTACGACCCAAAGACAGGCAAGAAGATTGCCGAGGAGCAGGGCGAGTTGATAGTTGTCGAGCAGTCGGCAGATACGGTTATGATTATGCCCGACACACAGGCTGCGATATTCTTGCTGACAAACCTCGACTCGGAGCATTGGAAGAATATGCAGAAGGTGGAGCAGTCGGGCGAGTTGAAGGTAAATGCCGAGTTCAAGGGTTTCTCCTCGGTGTTGCCACACTACCCAAACATCGAGCAGGCGGTAGCCGAGCAGGAGCATAATAGACCAACGGAGGAGTAGCAGATGAACGCACCGCAACCGACAATCAACTTAAAGCAGATGCTGGCATACAAGCACCTCGCAGACCCATCGAAGCGTGAGGTCTGCTTTGGTGGTGCTGCTGGTGGCGGTAAGACTTGGCTCGGTTGCGAGTGGCTGATGCGCTCTGCGTGGGCGTTCCCCGGTACTCGTTGGTTTGTCGGTCGTAACAACATCAAGGATAGCCGAGAGTCGGTGTTGGTAACTTGGTCGAAGGTGGCGCAGCACTATGGCTTCACTGCCTACAAGTTCACGGATAGTGGCATATTGTTCGACAACGGCTCGGAGGTAGTATTGCTCGACCTCACATTCTACCCACGCAAAGACCCGATGTTCGAGCGACTCGGCTCGAAGGAGTATACAGGTGGGTGGATTGAGGAGGCAGGAGAGGTGCATTATACCGCCTACGAGGTGCTTAAATCGCGTATCGGGCGACACCTGAACAAAGAGTATGGGTTAGAGCCAAAGTTGCTAATAACCTGCAACCCTAAAAAGAATTGGCTATACAAAACGTTCTACAAGCCTTATAAGTCGGGAACGCTCGACAGCAACAAGGCATTCGTTCAGTCGCTCGTATTCGACAACCCATTCATAACGGAGGAGTATATCGACTCGCTCCGTTCTATTGCGTTACGCCAAACACGCCTCCGCCTCCTCAATGGCTATTGGGAGTATGAGGGCAACGCCAACTCGCTCGTAGATTACGATGCGATACTCGACTGCTTCACGAACGCGGTGCAGGGCAACGGACAAAAGCGCATATCTGCCGACTTGGCGATGAAGGGGCGAGACCACTTCGTATCGGTAAAGTGGGATGGCTTGGTAGCCACGATATCCACCGACAAGGGCTATGTCGATGCGAAGCAGATAGAGCAGATACTCGAAGGCGAGGCACGGCAGTATGGTGTGCGTAGGTCGCAGATTGTAGCCGATAGCGATGGCTTGGGTGCGTACCTCTCGGCTTACCTTACAGGCATAAAGGAGTTTCGAGGTGGAGAGCGTGCCTACTCGCCAGCGTTCCGCAACCTCAAAAGCGAGTGTGCCTTCAAGTTGGCGGAGTTCATCAACGCAGGCAAGTTGCGCATCGTTTGCACGCCCGAGCAGCAGGCAGAGATAGCCGAGGAGTTGGAGGCTTGCCTCGTTGCCGAGGATGTCGATAACGACACGCAGAAGAAGGGTATAATCACGAAGGAGGAGCAGAAGGCGGTGCTTGGTCGTTCGCCCGACAAGTTCGATGCACTCAATATGGGAATGATTTACTATGTTAAACCGCAGCCGATGGGCGTGCGAGGCACGCTCGGCTCGTTACCAATGCAAGGATAATGATACTATCACGAACAGCCACAGGCAAGGTGCTGATGCTCGAAAGCATACTCACCGAGGAGAGCCAAGAGGCTCTGCTGAAACTCCCGAAGCCGAGAACGCTCCTCGGCAAAGATGTTCCCGAAGATTTGAACGGCATAACCATCGGGCAACTATCGGAGTTGCAGGAAGCAGCCAAGAGTGAGGATATGCGCACAATCGTAACCGAGAGCGCACGCATATTGCTGGGTGCTGCGCCACTCAAAGTATTGCGCCACCGAGCAGACCGCACCATCGGCTTTGCTGTATGGGTATTGCACGAATTGGAGCGTATCGCCAAGATGTGGAAGGCGATATCCGTGCCACCATCGCCCGAAGCGGTGCAGGCAGGAGTGGAGCAACTCACATCGGACACATTCAGCATCATAGATTGGTTTGCCTTGCGTATGGGTATTGCCGACCACGATGCGGTGATGTCAGTGCCGTGGGTGCGCATTTGGCGTTGTATGAAAGATGACAACGAGCGAGGGCAGTTCCAAAACCGCCTGCGTGAGGTTATGGCTAAACAATCAACAAAGAAATAGATATGGAAACAGTAGAGCAAAGAGTAAAGGCTATTATCGAGGGTATGGGGCTTGACTACATCTGCGAGAGTTGGGCGAGGTCGAATGCCGTGCTTGACCGATATAGGCGCAGAGCAGACAAGAGAGTGAAGGCTGACGATGGACACAGGCTCCCAGTCGGCATATACATTCAGCCAACGAGTGGAACGCTGAATATCGCGGAGCGTGGTAGTGTTACCGATGCTCCTTCGTGTTTAGTAGCGTTCGCAGATGAAATGCCGTTTGACTACACAGGCAGACAAGCGCAGGACGTAGCGGAGCGTATGAAGGCACTTGCAGAGGAGTTCCTGCGCAGGGTAAATGCAGACGAGTGGCTGAAACCAATATCGGGCAATATAGCCTATAATATCGCCTACGATAGGCTCGATGCCAACTTATGTGTGGTAACTATCACGGCTACGATAGAGGAGGCGTGGGGGCGTTGCATTTAGCGTATGGAGAGCATCGTATCAACACAAGCGGAGGTGCATCGCATCGTGCAGGAGGAGTTGGCGCAAGCGAAAGCCAACATCACCGAGAACATCGAGCGCGAGGGCAAGCGTGCAACAGGTAAGACAGCCGAGAGTATGGCGGTAACGGTGGCAGAGGAAGGTGCAGCTGTTGTCGGCACCTTGTCGGGTAGGGCATACTTCGGAACGTTGGAAACAGGCTCGAAGCCGTGGGCTATGCAGTACAAGCGAGTACCGAAGTTCTTTGCGGATATCATCGCAGAGTGGGTGGAGGCGAAGAATATAGACGCACCGCCTTATGCCATCGCCACGAAGATTATGCGTGAAGGCTCGAAGCAGTACCGAGAGGGTGCGATAACCACCGTATATTCAGATGAGATAGATGCAACGGTGGAGCGCATAAATAAGCGTGTTATGGGCTTATTCGACACAGTACTAACGGAATCAATCAAACGATAAGGAAATGAGCAGAATTTACGAAAATGGGTATCGCATCGAATACCCTAACGAACTCGCATACGCTGGTATGCCTGCGATAGTGCGAGTGTCGCAACTTGACACCGCCTATATAGGTGTCGGCATCACTATAAAGGTGGGCGAGAACTACTACACTGAAACACGCACTCCATACAATGGCGAGGTGGTGTTTGATATTTCTCGCTATATGCAAACTGCGTTCATTGGGCGAAACTTCAATATGTACTACGGAGAAGCACAATCCCATTATAGCGGCACGCAAGCGAATGTATCGGTTGCAGTACAATTAACGAATAGCACAGAAAATAAAATTAATGCGCTGGCATTCGATGTTAATGCGCTGGTAGGCTATATGCAGATAGGCAAGGCGAATGGAGGTGATAGAAGGCGTATGTGGTTTGTGAATTTTCCGCAAACATTCGACTTCTATTGCGAACAACACGCTAATATATGGTTGGGAGGTCAGTATATATCCCATGTAAGCACGGGCACTGAATATCGACAAATTAGCGTAGATTTGTCGCCTTCTTTGGGTTACGACACCGAGGGCTTGCAGAGTATAGGATTAGGAGGAGACGAATTAGCATATCTGGCTGGCGATGCTCTAATGGTAAGTCAGCGATTTGCATACCGCCTAACAATAGACCGATGCACATCGGGCGTATATCTGCGTTGGCTCGACAACTTCGGGCAATGGTGCTACTACCTATTCCGTGTTACCGGGCGCAATTACACAACCAAGGAAACGCAGTCGTGGCAGGATGGCATCTTGCGCAATGAGTTGAATGATGAGGGCGGTGTGTTCCTCGCAAGCGGACAAACGCATCAGCAGATGGCGCAGCAGGAGAGCATATCGCTCGGGGCGAAGCTGGTGGATGCCGAGACATTCGACTTCTTGCTCACACTTACAAATTCTCCAATCGTGGAAGTGATGACAAATGCTGACGATTATATCGATACAAACACCACTCTCCCACTCTGGGAGCGCGTGTCAGTTGTAGCAGGCTCGTATGCTCGCACAGGTGCACCGCTCCAAGACTTTGCCGTGTCAATAGTTCGTAACACTCAAACATCGCAGATGCTATGATAGAATTACGCATTGGGGGGCAAGCAGTGGATATTGCCCCAAATACTAAAATAACGCTCAATTTCAACAGCAATGTGTTCGGGGATATATCCAAGATACAACCGAGCAATTCACTGACTATAAGCCTGCCGAAAACGCCTACGAACAGCAAGGTGTTCGGTGTGCCTGCCGTAGTCGGTATCTCTATTGCGCCATACCGCAGATGGAATGCAGAGCTGTATGTTAATGGCGTGTCGGTTGTTGATACTGCCTACGCTGTGTTGTTGAGCGTGGGCGATAGTTACGAGATAGCACTCTATTGGGGCGTGGTAACGGCACTATCGACACTCAAAGACAGTGGCAAGACCTTGGCGGACATCAACGAAGTGTTGGAAATTAAGTATGGCGGTGAGAATTGGTGGCAGGCGTGGGAAGGCAGATACGGCAATACATTAGCAGGCGTTGGCAATAGAGGACTTCTAAACGCGGTGTATGAGGCAGGCATTGAGGATTTGCGCAACAACGCTACCGCGAGGGCGCAGGTTGCACTCTTGCCGAGTGTTAGGGCTTCTTGGTTGTGGGACAATATCGTTGCCGACAATGGGCTGAATGTGTCGAAACCTTCGACTTTTACTCAAATACTCTCGAAGTTGGCGTTGCCGTTCGCATCGCACAAAACCCTCGGAGGCGAGTCATTCTCGGCTAATTACCTCAAAAGTAACACTCGCTACAATAAGCAGTGGGAAGCAGGTGCAATATCGTTCCACTCGTTAGATAGCGTGCCGACAAGCGTATATTTCGAGGTTGTCAATGCCGTAGTGCCTATATGGGTATCGTTGCGAGAAGTTGAGTTTGACGTTGGCATATTTCGCAGCAAGGCAGAGGGCAAGGTGCGCTTCGCTATCAAGGTAGTAGGTCAGAGAGATAACACCTCTATCCCAACCTTGCATATCGAACACCGCAATACGGACAACCTCGCTATCAAGAAAAAGGGTACTACATTGGCGACAGCATTCAGCACGGAGTTGTCGTTGGAGGTGGAAATTAAGGAAGGCGAGTATATCGTGCCATATATCGAATGGATAGACACGACAGGAAGGAATAATCCCGATGGTGTGCGCGTAACATCTGCCTCGGTGGATATCGTTGCGCAGTATGGCGATGTGGAGGACCAAGTTATGGGCGGTATGATAAACACGCGCGACAACCTACCCGACATCTCGCAACTCGACTTCGTGAAGGCGATGTGTGCGATGTATGGTTTGTGGGCTACGCTTATAGATGGTGTGGTGCATCTTGTGAGTTGCGCTGGTTTCTACAGGCAGACTGCTATTGATTGGTCGCACAAACTCGTTGGCACAGGCGATGGCGATGCAGCCAATACTACCTACACACTTGCGGATTACGCACAGCGTAATATTCTGCGCTACAAGGAGGATGACACCGTGAAAGTAGATGCCAGCGGTGTGCTTGTCGTTGATAACGAAAACCTCGACAGAGAGAAGGATATGGCGCAAATGCCTTTCGCAGCTTCGGATGGCAACACCATACCGCATCTCAAATGGAAGGATGACAACAGCACTACAGGCGAGGTCGAGGAGGTGGATGTGGAACAGCGTATTATGGTGCTTACAGAGAAGTTTTCAATATATGAAAGTGGTACTGCTTCGCTATCGTTTGATGGCTTGCAGTTCTCGCAACTCATACCCGAGTACTATAACACTTGGCAAAAGATTATGCGCAACCCGTTCGTAATCGAGGAGAAGGTACAGTTGTCGGAGATTGATATAAAGACGCTCGACTTCCGCAAGCCTATCTATTTGCAGAAGTATGGAGCGCAGTTTGTGGTCGATAAGGTGCAGTGGTCGGAAGGCGAGCCTTCCACCGTTACACTTGTGAAGTTACCACCAGCAAAGGATATAGGCGTAGCGTTGCCGTATAAGGTAACGACAGGCGTAACCCTTGGTCTCCCAATGTCGGGTGCAGTTGTAGAGCCAAACCCAGCGTGGGCATACCTCGTTAGTGGTGCAGGCGATTACTTTGCGGAAAAGGCAACATTGCGCTTTGACGAGGCAACGGCAAATGCGAAACATAGCATCGGCTTTGTTGCTTGGACTACCGAGGCAGGCAGGGTGTTGAGTACCGACAACCCATTTGTGTACGATGGTAGCAATGGCGATATGGTAATATACGCAAATACGGCAGATACTTTGAGTTAATTTTTTTACTTATAAAGGCGTTGAAACAACGCACTATAATTATGGCAGAAGGAACAACAACGAAGGTATTACGAATTGAGGTCGATAGTTCGCAGGCGGTACAGGCAATGGCGGAATACTCGGCATTGATTGAGGAAACGAAGAAGCGAGAGGATGCCTTGAAGAAGGCTATCAAAGAGCAGGGCGATGAGTCGGGGCAACTCGGAGTCGAGTTGGCAAAGTTGAAGTCGGAGCGCACGGCATATACTCGTGCGTTTGCAGAGTCGAGCAAGGAGGTGCAGAACAACATCAAGCAGGGCAAGGCGGAAGAAGGCTCGTTAAAGTCATTACGAGCAGAACTATCTAACCTCACGAAGAAATACGATGAAATGGGGCGAGCAAGGCGAGATAGCCAAGAAGGTAAAGATTTGCAGAAGCAGATAAACGATATCACTAAGGAGTTGAAATCGGGCGAGGAAGGCACGCAACGCTTCTATCGCAATGTGGGAAACTATGCAGGCTCATTGGAGGGTTTGTTCGGGCAGTTGCAAAGCAACGCCAAGCAGGCTCTCGGAGGCTTGGAGGCGTTTGGGGTTAGTTCTAACTTGGCACTCGGTCCTGTTGGCATTGCTATTGGTGCGCTGGTCGGGGCATTCCAATTCCTCAATAAGGCACTGCACTCTTCCGAGGAGTTGTCGATGGCAACAAGCGAAGCGTTCGCTTTCCTCAAAAGCGGAGCGATACAAATGCAACGCACGATGCAGGGAGTCGGTCAGGTTGTGCTAAACATTTGGAACAACATCTCAAACGCAATCGGGAAAGCTGCGAATTGGGTCGCAAAGTTGCTCGGCAAGGAAAAGGAATGGGCGGAGTGGAAGGAGGAGCGTTTGGAACTCCAAACGAAACTCACCGAACAGCAGAAGGAGGAGAATGCCATCACACTCGCCCAGCGCAGGATAAACGAACAGAACGCCAATAGCGAGTTGAAAATTGCCAAGTTGCGTGCGCAAGCTGCGGATAAGGTTACATTCTCGGCTCGTCAGCGTGTGCAGTTTATCAAGGAGGCTGCCGATGAGGAAAGGCGTGTATCGGAGCGCAACTACAACCTCGCCAAGCGTGAGTATGAGTTGGCGAAGTCGAGGGCAGCACTCGCAGGCAATAGCGCAGAGGAGAACGAGGCTCTATCGCAAGCCTATACCAAAATGATACAGCAGGAAACTGCATACTTCAATAAGGTGCGAGAGTTGAATGCGCAGGTTGCGGAGGCTACAAATCAAGCAGTAGCAGCGGAAATGAAACTCGCAAACGAGCGCAAGAAGGCGCAAGATGAGTTGCTACGCGATTTCGGACAGTTCTTGTCTATTACCGCTGATGAGATGGGTGCCGACATCGACAAAATAAACGAGGACTACCTGCTCGGCTACAAGAATAGGATTGCGGAGGCGAAGTTGCTCGGGCAAAACACCCTCGCCCTCGAAGTCGAAGCCAAGAAGGCGGAACTCGACACCCTGCATCAGTTGGAGGAGGAGAGCGATGCGGAGTTCAAGGCTCGACAACTCGCAGCACAGCAGGCGTATGTTGATGCGAAGAAACGCCTTGCCGATTATGAGGTGCAGGTGGAGGTCGGCAAGTGGAACGCCATCGGTGGTGCGATGAATGCTTTGAGCAACTTACTCGGAGAGTTCAGCGAGGAGTCGAAGGCTGCTGCCATCGCATCGAAGGCTCTCGCTTTGGGTGAAATCGCTATAAAGACAGGAGTTGCTATTGCAGGCGGAGTTTCGCAGGCGATGTCCGTTCCTTTCCCTGCGAACATCGCAGCGATTGCCACCACCGTAGCCACAGTACTCGCTAATATAGCCACAGCCGTAAGCACGGTTAAGTCCGCCAAGTTCTCGACAGGAGGCTATGTATCGGGAGAGGGTACGGCAACGAGCGACAGCATACCGGCAATGCTCTCCAATGGCGAGAGCGTGAACAATGCACGCGCGACCTCAATGTTCGCACCTCTCTACTCCTCGCTCAACCAAATGGGAGGAGGAGTGCCAATCGTGGCAACGCAGACCGCAAGCCAAGTGCAGGGCGAGGATATGTTGGCGAGAGCCTTTGCGAAGGGTATGAGCGAGGCGGATATCCGTGTGGGTGTCGATGAGATTACCCGAGTGCAGAATAGAGTGCGAGTAGTCGAAAATCTTGGTGTATTATGATGCAGATAGGAACAGTAGCGGAGTTGCTGAACTTGAACGAGCGGTATTTCCAACTGCTCAACGATAACGGAGTGCGCATCGAGGATGTGCAGTATCTTGACCTCTACCGAGATTACAAGCGGTTGTCGGCTGACGGCTTAAAGCAGTCGTATATCGTGGCGCACCTCTCGGAAGAGTACGATATCCCCGAGCGCACTATATATCGCGTTATTGCACGATTATCCAAGCCCGTAGTGTCTGCTGGTTTGTAGGTACTGACAAGCGGTGTCAGTTGAAAAGGCGGTTAATGCGTTGAAACAACGCACTAATCGCCTTAATTTTGCATAGCAAATCAAAAGAATATGGCAGTACTGAAATTATACAACCCGATAATGACCGAGGAGGGCGCAGAGATGATGCGCTGGCTCGGTAGCGATGGCGTATGCTTCAAGGACATTGACGAGTTCCTCGCTTCTATTGCCGAGGATGACGACACAATCGAGTTGCGCCTGCACTGCGAGGGTGGATGTGTTACGGAGGGCTGGGCTATCGTGGATAAGCTCCGAGCATCGGGCAAGAAGATTACTGCAACCGTGGAGGGCGTATGCGCTTCGATGGCTACGGTAGTGCTTCTCGCTGCTTCCGAGCGTAAGGCTTACCCACACGCATCGTTGCTCATTCACGAGCCTTATATACCCGAATACACGCTTGCAGAGGCGTATCGTGCCGAGGACTTGCAGAAGTTGGCGGACTCGCTCAATGCCGAAACGCAGAAGATACTCGACTTCTATGTTGAGCGCACCGGTGCAGAACGTGCCGAGTTGGAGGCGTTGATGTCGGAGGATAAGTTCGTGGATATGGAGCGTGCAAAGGAACTCGGCTTTATCTCCGAGATACTCCCAGCGTTGAGCGCACGCAGTCGCACGGCAAAGGCGCAGGCGAAGTGGAACAACAATCACCAAAATTTTAACAATATGGCAGAAAACAAGAAGAAAATTGCCGAGGTGTTCGCAGCACTCGGTGAGGCTCTCGGACTATCACAGCCGAAAGCCGTTGCCTATACTCTTACGACCGAGTCGGGCGACACAATCACAATCGACAAGCCCGAGGGCGAGGACCCTGCTGCGGGCGATGCTGCTTCTCCCGATGGAGAGCATAAGATGCCCGATGGCACGACTATCGTGGTCGTGGATGGCGTAATCACGGAGATACGCCCAGCCGAGGGTAACGATGACAATGACGATAAGTTGGCAAAGGCTGACGCTCGTATTGCGGAGTTGGAGGCAGAGTTGGCAAACGCAAAGGCAGAGGTGGAGACTGCAAAGGCAGAAGCAGAGTCTGCAAAGGCGCAGGCAAAGACAAAGGAGGAGATGGAAATTCTCAACCTCGTAACCATCGCAGGTGGTAAGGAGTGGCTCGCACAGGCGAAGTCGGAGTACAAGCCTGCAAAGCGCACAGCCTCGACCAACGCAGGCGGTAAGCAGTCGCTTGTCGCACAGCGATTGGCTGAAATCAACAAGAAGTAAACAACAACTTAAATCAATCAAATTATGGCAAGTACAGGATTAAATTTTGCGAACTTGACACCCGATAATGGCGCAGTTCGCGACCTCAAACAACTCATTTTCCTCTCCGTTCTTGGCGCAGAGCGACTCGGCTCTATGTTCAATGTGTTGCCAAATCAGAAGCACGGTGAGAAGGTAGGTTTCATTGGCGAGTTTGGTCTGCTCGGCAAGCCAAGTCAAGGTTGTAATATAACCTACGATCACAATACCGCAGCAACAGCCGAGGGCGAGTGGGATATCCGCGAGTGGCAGATTTCGGAGGAGATTTGCTACACCGATTTGGAAAGCACTCTTGCAAAGGTTGCTTTGCGCACAAAGACCGATATCGCAGACCTCACAGGCACAGAGTATCTCGACTATATCGTTCTCCCTCTTTTGGAGCAGGGTGCGACAAAGATGCTGTTCCGCCTCGCTTGGTTTGGCGACAAGAACGCTGCTACAATAAGCGATGGAGGTATATTGAAAGACGATGCGCGAGTAAGTGCCTTCTCAGTTACCGATGGCTTTTGGAAGCGCATCTACGAGTTGGTAACAACGAACGCAGAGCGTCATACTGCTATCGCTGCGAACGCAAAGACCACTTTCGCAGAGCAGAAGTCGGCTATCCGTACCGCAGGCGCAGCAACCGAGGTACTCGACAACCTTATCAGCGATGCGCCTATGAACTTGCGACAGGCAAACGGTCAGGTAATCTTTATCTCGCAGGCGTTGAAGGATGCGCTGAACGCTGACATCAAGAAGAACAACAAGGGTAGCGACTTGCAGTGGGAGTCGTTGTTCGATGGTATAACAAAGACTACCTACGATGGCATCGAGCTGGTGGCTCTACCGGGTTGGGACGAGATTATCAAGGGTTACGAGACAGCCAATGCCGGTAGTTCGTGGAACAAGCCATATCGTGCAGTCTATACAACTCGCGCCAACTTGTTGGTGGGTGTGCCGGGAACAAACGAGATTGTCGATTTGCAGGCATTCTTTGACCAGAAGGAGCAGAAGACCTACATCCTTGCAAAGGATAAGCTCGGTACTCTCATTGCTGACGACAAACTCATTCAGGTCGCATACTAACGAAAGGAGGCAGTTATGGCATCGTGTGATAACTTAATCAAGATGAACATCGAGCGCAACTGCGATGACCCTCTCGCTATGGGCTACGAGAAGAAGGGTATTCTCATCAATCGTGATGATATAGACTTCGGGGCAGTAGTGTTTGATGACGAGAACAACAACATCATCAAGGAATTGCCGTTGAAGGCTGGAAAGTTCGGTTTTTGGGTGTACCAGCACGGCACAAAGCCGTTCAATGGCACGAATAAGAGTGTAGAGGTTGGCGAACTTGGCAATTCGGTAACATCGAATGTTCATATCGTTTTGCCTGACCACTCTCCTGCTCTTATCGATGGCGTTATTGACCCACTCCTCAATGGCGAGTTCGTATTCATCTCCTTCAACAAGCATAAGGGCTTGGTGAACTCAAATGGAGCATCGGCATTCGAGGTGTTTGGCTTCTTCCAAGGTCTTTCTATCTCGGAGGGTAGTCGTGATGCTTATGCCGAGGATACAGGCGGAGGTTGGGCAATTACGCTAACCGAGAGCAAGGCTCCGAAGGCTGGTTTGTTCTTATTCGATACTGACTACACAACCACCGAGACGATGGTTAATAGCCTCGTTCAGGCAGAGTAATGACCGTATCGGAAGCATATAACACTCTTTTGGCGTTGAGTAGGGCAGACAAGCCCTACTCTTCGGCAGAGGAGTCTATTATCTCAAACCTCTACACCGAAGTAACCGGTAAGAAGGTGCGAGATTGCAACTGCCGAGATAAGTGGCGCGATGCCGTTATCGAGGCTTTGCTCTATCTCAAAAAACACAAAGCAATGAGAGAAAAATGCGACTACAAACTCCGAGCAGGTGTGATACTTCACATATCGGGCAGTTCGGAGGTTTACACAAACGACAACCTTACAAACGAGGTTGCCGAGAAATTCTTGAAAGACAACCCTAACGCAGTGGGTAGATTTGCGGTTATACCGCAACCAAAGGCAGAATCAAAGCCAAAACGAAAGAAGAAATAACACTATGAATGTTAAGAATACGAAGAAGGCAGACAAAAGAGTAGATATCGGCTATCTGTCCTCGCTTGGCATACAGGCGTACGGACACAATAACCTATATCCGCAGGAGTTGCGTGCTATCATTGACGCATCGCCAAATGGCTCTACCTGCGTAGAGCGTAGGGCTACCTACATCGAGGGCAATGGTATCGCCTCGCAAGTGCTGGCAGATACCGTATGCGACCTTCTCGGCTCAACATTCGACGATATACACCACCTCGTAAGCGAGGATATGGCATACTATGACGGTTTCGCCCTCCACATCAACTACAATGTGATGGGTGAGGTCGTTGCCGTGAGCCACATACCGTTTGAAATGGTGCGCCTCGTAGAGCCTGACGAGAATGGCGTTGTAGGGCAGGTGGTAATACACCCCGATTGGACTGCCAAGCGCACACGCAACGGAAAGGCGGTAAAGGTAAACAAAGACAACTGCGACTATATTGCAGTGTTCAACCCCGACAAAGCGGTTGTGCAGGCGCAGATAATCAAAGCAGGAGGCATCGAGTTCTACGAAGGGCAGGTGCTATATGTAACGCGAGCAGGGCGCAATGTCTATTGTACCCCAGTAGCCGACACCGTATTGCCTTCGATGTCGGGCGATGAGGCAATATCGAATGTGGCGTGCCGAAATGTGCGCAATAACTTCCTGCCTGCTGGTATTCTCGTTACAAAGCGAGGACAAAGCGCAGAGGAGCAGGACAACGGCTTCACGGAGGAAATCGGCAAATTGCAGGGCGATATGAACGCTTGCAAGATACTCCATATCGAAATATACAGCGACGAGGATATGCCCGAATTTAAGCCGTTCGATGCCAAGAACTACGACAAGGAGTTCACTGCATCGTCTGCAAAGTTCATCGACGACATATACGCTCGTTTCAACCAAGAGCAGTTCGCACGTTTGCGCTCGGGTGCAATAGGCTTCTCGGGGCAGTTGGCAAACGATGTGAAGATCGAGTATGCCGAGCAAGTTACAAAGCAACAGCGTATGATAACTCGCGCATATCGCAGCGTGTTGGAGCATTGGACTCCGAATACCATACCATACAAAGGTGTGGAGGATATCAAGATTGAGCCACTTATTAAGAGCATAAGCAATGAGCAGGGGGGGGTGAAGTCTTCGCAGTCGAATTAGGAGTAGGAGGCACACAAGCATTGACTTCTATTGTGACAGATGTCAATATGCCCGACACGCAGAAGAAAGAATTACTTATGATATTGTTCGGAATGGAGCAAGACGAAGTTAATAGAATTTTCGATAATGGCACTAATTAAAAAGCACCTTATAGAGCCTTATGAGGTTGAGCAGTACGCTCGACCTTGCACCGCAGATGAGGCTATCGTGGAGCGAGCGATTGAGGAGGCGGAATTGCTCGACATAAAGCCTGCGCTTGGCGATAAACTATTCAATAAGTTGCAGAACTCGGTTACATTCTCACGACTTATGGAGGGTGGTGAGTACGAGGCGTGTGGCGAAACACGCACCTTCGCAGGGTTGAAGCGCACACTCGCATACTATACTTGGGCGAGATTGATAAACAGCGCAACGCACCACCTCACACGCTTTGGCTATGTGGTTAAGAGCGATGACTATTCACGCTCGGCAGACCTTCGAGAGCGACAGCAAGCGGTGGGCGATGCTACGGCTATCGCCAACGCATATATGCACGAGTGCTTGCGATATATCGAGGCTAATCCCGACATCTTCGCAGAATATAGTGGTTGCGGTGCAATTTCCGCAAATAAAACAACATTCAAGATAATAGGAGACTAATATGTATATACTTAAAGCAGGAGAAGGTTGCGTTTTGAAAATGCGCCTCGTGGAAGCAAATGGCGCACCGATAGAGTTGCGCAATGCTCGTTTTGTTCAAGCTATTCTTCATTTACCAAATGAGGCAACGATGTTGTGCGAAGATGTGCGCTTCGATGAAGTTTCGCAACATGTTTTCGTTAGGTTAAGCGCAATAGACGAACTCACTATGGAGGGAGTGTATGGCATCAATATCAATGCTTTGTTCGATGGTAGAGTTGTAACATCGGCAGTATTAGACTTTGCGGAGGTCAAAGCAAACACGGAAAGTAGATATTTCGAGTTGCTTATTGATTTGTTCGTATCTACCACTGATGTTCCTTCGTGCGTGAAATATACAGGTGCTTCGCCAAAGATAAGCGAGAATGGCACTTGGCTGGTGTTCAATGACGAGATAAACGCTTTTGAAGATACTGGTATATCGATATTTGGTAAGAGTGCATATCAAGCTGCAATAGAGAGTGGTAATTTTAGTGGAACCGAGGAAGAGTTCAATGCTTATATGGGCAGTATTCCACAAATAACCAATGATGCAATACTCTCCACAAAGTCAGCGAACGAGGCTACTATCAATGCAAACCAAGCAGCGCAAGATGCCGTAAGTATAGCCAATAGCAAGGGCGAAGAGGCTATAAGCAGAGCAGATGAAAAAGGAAATACTGCGATACAGCAGGCACAAGATGCAGGTGCTGAGGCGGTGCGGATTGCCTCCGAAGCGGCAACGCAGGCTACTACCGCTGCGAACGAGGCTACTATCAATGCAAACCAAGCAGCGCAAGATGCCGTAAGTATAGCCAATAGCAAGGGCGAAGAGGCTATAAGCAGAGCAGATGAAAAAGGAAATACTGCGATACAGCAGGC